AAAGGAGAAAAATATGAGCCAACAGCACAAAAAATGGATTGAGCTAGTCCAGCAACGGTTAGATGAAAAGGGCTGGTCGCGATCAGACTTGGCTACTGTTGTCGGAGTTAGCCCAGCTATGATTACTCAATTAATGAAAACTGGTCACGGTAGCGACGAGTTGAAATTAACCATTAAAAAGAAGCTCAACATCAGTGAAAGCTGGGTTAATTTTGAAGAAAGGTAGGATAAGTCATGGCTCTTGAATTATTTGGAGACAGCTTCAAGTCAGAACTTTTCGAGGAGCTGGTCGAGCTAAATAAACAAGCAATGGCAGAAGCTAAAAGGCAGGTCTCTAAGCAAACAACATGGGTCACCATCAAAGAACTACAGACCGCTACTGGCTGGGGTCGGACCAATCTTGAAACTTGGAGAGATCAGGGGAAGTTCCGCAGTATGCAAAAAACGAAAGGCGGCAAGTACTTATATGACTTGGAAGACGCACAGCGTTTCTGTCGATCGCTCGCAAAATAAAAAGGACCTCTGCATAGCAGAAGCCTAAACAACAACTACTTACAGTATAGCACAAGGAGGTGCTAAATGCAAAATTATAAACAAAAGGTTATTAGGTTTAAGAAAGGATAAAAAATGATTTACTTACTAATTGCAATGACTATTTTAAACTTTGCGACTCTATGTGTTGCTTGGTATTACAAAATCAGGTTTGAAAAACGAGGAACAAATCAGGAGATTTTTCAGCGAGAAGCGCAAAGAAGAAGCGCACTGTCTCGTGCAAACGGGTCTGCGTTTACTTGGGATAAAGAACCAATGATTAGAAAGGTAGTAGAAATAAATGGTAACCATTAATAAACTCGAAATTGAAAATGTCAAGCGCGTGAAAGCGGTCAAGTTAGAACCGTCTGCAACCGGATTAACGATTGTTGGTGGAAATAACAATCAAGGGAAGACAAGCGTATTAGATGCCATTGCTTGGGCGCTAGGGGGTAATAAATACAAACCTAGCCAGGCACAACGTGAAGGCAGCACGATACCGCCTAGCCTAAAAATCACGCTATCAAACGGCTTGATTGTGGAGCGTAGCGGTAAGAATAGCACTCTCAAGGTCATTGATCCAAGCGGGAATAAGGCGGGTCAAAACTTACTAGATAGCTTTGTGGAAGAGCTGGCTATCAACTTGCCGAAATTTATGGAACAGACCAGCAAGGAAAAGGCTAAAACTTTACTACAAATTATTGGCGTGGGTCCACAGTTAGTAGAACTGGAAATGCAAGAAAAGGCTAAGTATGACGAACGCCATGCAATCGGTGTAATTGCTGACCAAAAGGAGAAGTTTGCGAAAGAACAGCCGTACTATCCAGATGCACCGAAAGAGTTGGTCTCTATTACTGAGCTGATTCAACAGCAACAAGAAATTTTAGGGCAGAATGGCGAGAATGCTCGTAAACGTCAAAATTTAACAAGAATCGAAAACGAATATCAAGGGGCGCTTGCAGACGTCGAACGACTTAGCAAAATGCTAGAAGAAGCTCGAGAGAAAGAGCAAGGACTAGCGCAAGACCTTGATATTGCACGCAAAGACACGCAAGAGTTGATAGATGAATCAACGCAAGAGATTGAAGACAGTATCGCGAATATCGAGCAGATAAATCTCAAAGTCCGAGCGAATTTTGACAAAGATAAAGCCGAAGAAGATGCTAAGGGTTATCGTGAGCAATACAAGGAACTGGATAATGTGATTGCGGAGATTCGTAAGCAGAAAACAGACCTGCTTACTAATGCAGACTTACCATTGCCTGGCTTATCTGTGGATGATGGCGAATTGCTCTATCTTGGTCAGCGTTGGGATAACATGTCTGGTAGTCAACAACTGCAGGTCGCGACTGCAATCGTGCGTAAATTGAAGCCAGAATGTGGATTCGTGCTCATTGACAAGCTGGAGCAAATGGATCAGCTGACTTTGCAGGAATTTGGCGCATGGCTCGAACAAGAAGGATTGCAAGCAATCGCGACACGAGTATCGACGGGCGATGAATGCAGCATCCTGATTGAAGACGGTTATAGCGTGAAGCCAGAGGTAGCACAAGCACCTAAAACATGGCAAGGTGGATTTTAAAAAATAAAGGAGAATAACCATGAAACAACAAAAAACTTTTATCGTATTACGTGACACAAAAACTGGGTATTTTTTATCAGATTATAAAAATCGGACAGCTCGTCTAGCTTATGAAGCGAGCTGGGTAGAATGTGTAAACGATGCTTTGATTATTCCAGAAGATTATTTGATTAAAGAAGAAAATATTTACAAAGGTATGGCTAGTATTTTTGGAGCTGAGTTAATTCGTGTAAAAGCCGAATTCTTAATTGAAACATTAGACGGAAAAGAACCTAACGAACCGCTTCAGAATGTTGATGATATCAATAAAGAAAAGTTTTTACGCTCGCTAGTAGAAGGAATTTTCGGAGGTGAATAATGCAAATTACAAGAGGAAAACGAGCGCGAGCTCAAAAGGTAGTTATCTACGGTCCTGAAGGAATCGGCAAGTCCACGTTTGCAGCTGAATTTCCAAATGCGGTTTTTATCGACACGGAAGGTTCAACCGATAACATGGATGTGGCTCGGTTAGACAAGCCAACCAGCTGGACCATGTTGGTCAATGAAATTGCCTTTATCAAGGCAAACCCAACCGAGTGTGGGACGCTCGTTATTGACACAATTGATTGGGCAGAATCCATGGCAGTTACTCACGTTTGCTCTCAACACGGCAAGCAAGGGATTGAAGATTTCGGCTGGGGCAAGGGCTATACCTATGTCCAAGAAGAAACGGGACGTTTCCTAAACAGTTTATCTGACTTGGTTGATATGGGTATCAATGTGGTATTGACTGCGCACGCTCAAATCAAGAAATTTGAACAACCGGACGAAATGGGGTCATACGACCGTTACGAGTTGAAGCTTGGTCAAAAAACAGGTTCTAAAACAGCGCCGCTAGTTAAGGAATGGGCAGATATGGTTCTATTTGCCAATTACAAGACCTTGGTCATGACGACTGATAACGGCAAGAAGAAGGCGCAAGGTGGTGAGCGTGTGATGTATACCAATCACCGACCAGCATGGGACGCGAAGAATCGTCACGGATTGCCAGATGAATTGCCATTTAATTATAGCGGTGTAGCTCATATCTTTGCAGGTCAACAAGTGCAGGTTCCACAGCAAGCTACACCAGCGCCACAGGCGACGCAAACGGAATTGCCGATTGATATGTCGCAAGTAGCATCTAAACCGCAAAATAGCGCTCCTGAAGAGCCACAGGCTCAAGTTGAGCCGACACAACTAATACAATATGATTCTAACCTGCCAACCAGTCTGACAGATCTTATGAAGCAGGAAAGTGTAACGGAAGAAGAACTTCAAAAAGTCGCTTATATCCGCGGACACTTCCCGCTAGGGACGCCAATCGAAAATTTCCCTGCTGATTACTGGGATATGATCGTGGCACACTGGAAAGAAACTCTAGAAGTTATCAAGAATCAAGTACGCACCGAACCAGAATTACCCTTTACCGTGTAAATTTTGGGAATTAGAAATTATAGCAAAATACAATAAAAATTTTTAGAAAAAAGAGGAAAACACAATGACACAACAATACAATAACTTTGATCACGAAATCGAATGGGAAGGTACAATTCAAAAGGATTCTGAATTTATCTTATTACCTGACGGACTTTACTACTTTACTGTCCTTGGTTTAGAACGAACACGTCACATGCCGAATCCACAAAATCCAGGAAAATTGCCAGCATGTAACAAAGCTATTGTCAGCATTAAGATTGTGGCTAATGAAGGTGAAACTGAACTGCGTCACAACCTATTTTTGCATAGCTCAACCGAAGGAATGCTATCCGCTTTCTTTGCAGCAATTGGCCAAAAGAAGAAAGGTGAACCGCTTCGCATGAACTGGAATACCATCATCGGCGCAACTGGTGTATGTAAAGTCGGAACCCGACAATATAACGGCAATAATTACAACGAAGTAAAATCTATGCTCTACCCTGAAGACGTTGATTATACAAAAGTATTAAATGCGCAACCAGGTCAAACAATGCAACAAAGTTATCAACCACAACACCCTCAACAACAACAACAACCCCAAGCTGGATACCAAGCTGGCCAATTCTAGGAGGTAAGGGATGCAATTAAGACCTTATCAACAGGAAGCACGGGAAGCTGTTCAGGCTGAATGGGCTAAAGGTCGCAAGCGCACGCTCTTAGTATTGCCTACAGGATGTGGAAAGACAATCGTCTTCTCCAAAATCATTGAAGACCAAGTGAAAGAGGGCAAGCGGGTGCTTGTCCTTGCTCATAGGTCGGAGCTTTTAGAGCAGGCTAGCGACAAGCTCAAGACTGCTACAGGGCTTGGTACAGCCTTGGAAAAAGCTGAAAATACCTCTATTGGTTCCTGGTATCGAGTAGTCGTAGGATCAGTCCAGACCATGCAGAGAGAGAAACGACTTAGTCAATTTCCTCCCGATTGGTTTGATACGATTGTAGTCGACGAAGCACACCACGCTATCTCAGACGGCTATCAGCGTGTCCTTGGCTACTTCGAACAGTCCAATGTTCTCGGGGTAACAGCGACCCCAGACCGTGGAGATATGAAGAATCTTGGTTCTTACTTCGAAAGTTTGGCTTACGAGTATTCGCTAGTTCAGGCTATTAAAGAAGGTTATCTATCGAAAATCAAGGCGTTGACAATCCCGCTTAGCTTAGATTTATCAAATGTCAGCATGTCGGCAGGAGACTTTAAAGCAAGCGATGTCGGAACGGCTCTAGATCCATATCTGGAGCAGATAGCAGACGAGATGGTCAAACAATGCGCTGACCGTAAAACTGTCGTATTCTTACCGTTAGTCAAGACCTCGCAGAAGTTTCGCGATATCCTAAACGCCAAAGGTTTTCGCGCTGCGGAAGTTAATGGTGAGTCCAAGGACCGCGCAGAAGTTTTAGAAGACTTCGAGAATGACCGTTACAATGTCTTATGTAACTCTATGCTCTTAACCGAGGGCTGGGATTGCCCATCAGTAGACTGCGTGGTAGTGCTAAGACCTACTAAGGTACGAGCGCTGTATAGCCAGATGGTCGGGCGTGGTACTCGCTTGCATCCAGGGAAGGAAGAATTGCTCTTGCTTGATTTTCTCTGGCATACAGAACGCCACGAGCTATGCCGGCCGGCTCACTTGATTTGTGAAACTCCAGAAGTCGCTCAGAAGATGGTTGAGAACATGGAAGAAGAAATGGGTGTCATGCTTGACCTTGAAGATATGGAAGTTAAGGCAGCAGAAGACGTAGTCGCTCAACGTGAGGAAGCGCTGGCAAAACAACTGGAAGAAATGCGCAAGCGCAAACGCAAGCTAGTGGATCCATTGCAATTTGAAATGTCTATACACGCAGAAGATCTATCAAACTACGTGCCTAATTTTGGATGGGAAATGGCACCTGCTAGCGACAAGCAAATCAAAGCACTTGAGAAGTACGGTATCTTTACCGACGAAATAGGCAACGCTGGAAAAGCTAATCTCTTGTTGGACAGATTGCACAAACGTCAATCAGAAGGCTTAACGACACCGAAGCAAATTCGATTTTTGGAAGGCCGAGGCTTTAAAGATGTCGGAATGTGGCAATTTGACCAAGCTAGAAATATGATTGACCGCATTGCTGCAAACGGATGGAGATTGCCAGCAGGCGTGAGACCTGCTGAATATTTACCGAGGTGATGTATGAAATTTTTAGATTTATTTGCAGGAATCGGGGGCTTTCGTCTTGGCATGGAAGCTGCCGGTCACGAATGTATTGGTTTTTGCGAAGTAGACAAATTTGCAAGAGCTAGTTATAAAGCGATACATAAAACAGAAGGAGAAATAGAGCTACATGATGCAACAGGAATCACAAAGAAAGAAATCAAAGCAATCGGACAAGTCGATGTTATCTGCGCAGGATTTCCGTGTCAGCCTTTCAGCGTTGCTGGGACAAGACGAGGTTTTGAAGATACAAATGGAACTCTCTTCTTTGAAATCGCAAGGTTCGCTTCCGTTCTCAAACCTAAGTATCTATTCCTCGAGAACGTCAAGGGGCTTATTAGCCATGATAAAGGGTACACCTTTGAGACAATCATCGAATCGTTGGATGAGTTGGGGTATGATGTCGAATGGCAAGTGCTTAACAGCAAGGATTTTGGAGTCCCCCAAAACAGAGAACGGGTGTTCATTATCGGACATCTTAGAGGAACAAGTGGAAGACAAGTATTTCCTATTTTTGAAACAAGATCAGATAAATCAATTATCCAACTAGGGAATATCAAGAAAACTGAAAGTTTTGGCGGAAACCCTCAATGCGGGAGAGTTTATAGTCCAGCTGGATTAGCACCTTGTTTAAATACGATGCAAGGTGGACAAAGAGAACCCAAAATTTTTATTGATGGTAAGGTACGCAAACTAACACCTCGTGAGTGTTGGAGGTTACAAGGTTTTCCTGATTGGGCTTTTGATAAGGCGCAGGAGGTCAACTCTAACAGTCAATTATACAAACAAGCAGGAAACAGCGTGACAGTCAATGTGATTGCTGCTATTGCAAAGGAATTGAAATAAAAGGAGGAAATAAGTGGCAGAGAATGATTTTAATTTGTTGCCGTTGCTGGATTACATCAATCCTGCCACGGTAGACTACCAGACTTGGGTAAATGTAGGCATGGCCTTGAAGCACGAAGGATATACGGCATCTGACTGGGACAATTGGTCGCAAAACGACAGCCGATACAAGAAATTCGAATGCTTCAAAAAATGGGATACCTTCAACGAAGAAGCAGGAACTATCGTGACGGGTGCGACTATTACCCAACTAGCAAAAGAAAACGGTTGGGTGTCACAATCCAGCTATGATAACGAGAATGCGCATGAGTTGGGATGGACAGACACAATCGACCGTGATTATCGTGTGATTGACAAGGACTGGATCGAAGGTAAGGAAATCCACGAGCCGACCGTCTGGAATCCAGTGCAGGAAATTATTAAGTATCTAGAAACGCTCTTTGAAGCTAGCGAAAATGTCGGCTATGTGACTGAGTGTTATCCAAAAACAGATGATGAAACGGGCGAGATCGTCAAATGGCTACCAACTAAGGGAGCCTATGACCGAACTGCTGGCCAATTGATTGAAGCTCTCAGCAAATGTAATGGCGATATTGGTTTAGTTCTAGGTGACTATCATGAAGAGGCGGGCGCATGGATCAGATTCAATCCCATGGACGGAAAAGGCGCTAAAAATGAAAATGTGACAGATTTTCGCTATGCGCTGGTTGAATCGGACAGCATGCCAATTGACAAGCAGAACGCTATCTATAAAGAGCTTGAATTGCCGATTGCAGCCCTAGTCCACAGTGGGAACAAGTCGTTACATGCCATCGTCAAAGTTGATGCTAAGAATTATGAAGAGTATCGAAACCGCGTTGACTACCTTTATAAAATCTGTCAGAAAAACGGGATTATCGTCGATACGCAGAATCGAAACCCGAGCAGACTATCGCGCATGCCTGGATTTGTTCGAAATGGACAGAAGCAATTTTTAGTAGACACGAACATCGGTAAAACTGATTGGGACGAATGGTACCAGTACATCGAAGATTTGAACGACGACCTGCCCGATCCGGAAGGATTGGCCGATAGCTGGGATAATTTACCAGAGTTAGCGCCTGAGTTGATTAAAGGCGTTCTGCGTCAAGGTCATAAGATGTTGATTGCTGGTCCTTCAAAAGCTGGTAAGTCATTCGCATTGATTGAAATGTCAATCGCAATTGCCGAGGGTAAGAAATGGCTTGGCTGGGATTGTACGCAGGGACGTGTCCTCTATGTCAACCTAGAGCTAGACCGACCGTCTGCTTTGCATCGTTTCCGCGATGTCTACCAAGCTATGGGATTGCCACCGCAGAATATCCAGAACATTGATATCTGGAATTTGCGTGGGAAGACCGTACCGATGGACAAGCTAGCGCCTAAGCTCATCCGTCGAGCTTTAAAAAAGAATTATATCGCAGTCATCATCGACCCAATCTATAAGGTATTGACTGGTGACGAGAATAGCGCGGACCAGATGGCTCACTTTACCAATCAATTCGACAAAGTAGCCACAGAGCTAGGCTCTAGTGTTATCTACTGTCATCACCATTCGAAAGGTTCGCAAGGTGGCAAGAAGTCCATGGACCGTGCCAGTGGTTCGGGTGTATTCGCTCGAGACCCTGACGCGCTTATCGACTTAGTCGAGCTGGAAGTATCCGAAGAATTACTAACTCAAAGGTTGAATCAGGCAGCATGCGAAGTATACAAACTGGCTCTACAAGAACAGAACAATGCTTATTACCAGCAACATGTCGGACTAGATGACCTCTTGAGCCCCGCGCAGATGCGGACGCACTTCGAAAAGGGTATTCCTGATGTCATGACTCGAGCGCCATACACAGACAAACTCGAGGAAGTCCGTAACAAGATCCAGATAGCGACTGCATGGCGCGTTGAAGGCACGTTACGAGAGTTTGCCAAGTTCAAGCCAGTGAACATGTGGTTTAGCTATCCAGTGCATACGATTGATGAAACGGGTGTGCTTACGGATATACAGTTGGGCGAAGATGTGAATAAGAAAAATTCTCCATGGAAGAAAAATTTTGACAAGAAATTAACAAAAGAAGAGAGAACCGAAAAGCGTTCTGAAAAAATTGAAACGGCAATTGAGGTTCTTGATGATGGAATGAGTCCTGTTACAATTGATGATCTGATCGATTATTTTTCGACTGAAGAAAAGCCAGTAAGCGAAAAAACAGTCCGTAGATGGATAAAAAACAATGGCAATTTTGAAGTAAAAAACAAAGAAATTATAGCAAAAACAGACACCTAGGGACAAGGACAGAGACAAAAAAACTATCGAAAATGCCCCTAGGGACAAAAATAGGGACAGGGACAAACTCGAAGGACAAATTCGAATATGTCTATCGAAAATGTCCCTGTCTTTGCAAGTTCGATTCGAGGGACAAAATGAGGGACAAATTCGATTATTTATCGAAAATGTCCCTAAGGACAAAACGAGGGACAGAATTCTTCTCTCTTCGAGAAGAAGAATTTAGGAAATGTCCCTGATGGTCCATGGGTACAGGTACAGGAACAAGGGGGCTATGCATCCGCCCCTTGTAACCCTGTAACCCTGTCCCCTGACATGGACTAAGCGCGAAATTTAAAAAAGAAAGGAAGTACATTTTTAAATATGTCTATTGAATTCTTTTTACCGATGGAAAAAATTCCGACGACTACTCACCAGCAAAAAAAGGTAAACGTCCAATTTGGAAAGCCAATTTTTTATGAGCCGACAGAATTAAAAAATGCCAGGATGAAATTTGAAAGCTTGCTCGCTCAGCATGTGCCTCCAGATAAATTTAAAGGAGCAATTCGACTAACCGTCAAGTGGTGTTTCCCTATGATAAAGGGAGTGAAAAACGGTCAGTATAAGACAACAGCACCAGACACGGACAATATCCAAAAACTATTTAAGGATTGTATGACCGAGGTTGGTTTTTGGAAAAATGACGCTCACGTCGCAAGCGAGATTGTCGAAAAATTTTGGTCAGAGGTCGTGGGGATCTATGTCAAGGTTGAGGAGTGGGATGATGAACTATATACATTTCTTTAGTGTTGAGATCCCGGATTGGATGGCGCGCAGCAATCAGAAGAGTCAAGAAGTCGGATTTGGCTCAGACGCTTATTGGCTATGGGCAGTCGAATCGATGGGACAAATTTGCAAACAATACAATGCTGATGAGCTGGTGACGGAGCAGTTCGGTCTGCTCTTTAACTGGCTAGAAAAACAAGCGGGAGGATAAGTTGTGAAATTATTCGCCGAATTAGATTGGAGCAGAATCAAAATGGAAGAAATTAATGCTGAAAATTTACTAAAAACTAAAGAAGACAAGGTCAACAATCCGAGCCACTATCAAGGAAAGTTTGGCCTTGAAGCAATAGACGTTGTCCGTAACTTCGCAGGCAATTTAACAGCTGTGCAAGGCTTTTACTGGGGCAATGCGATTAAATATCTATTGCGATTCCAAAGCAAGAATGGTTTGGAAGATTTGAAGAAAGCCAGAAAAAATCTGGATTGGCTGATTGAGGGGATGGAAAATGAATAAAAAGGAATTAGTTAAGACGTTGATGAAACGAATGGAAGATTTTGGATATTTTCCAACTTTTACAAACGTAAAAACTTTTATCAAAGAATATGAAAAATTGGCTAAGCCAGAACCACAAAAACCAGTCGTACCGCAGTTTGTGGCGGATTGGTACGAGGAAAACAAAGATGATTTTGAAGGAAATTTGTTTCGATGTGCCCATAATATTCCATCAATTTTTGACGGTGCTAAACTTAATGAGTTTGAAAGGTGGTTTATAAACGCTAGCACAAAACCATTTCAAATCCTCGTCAACATGCACCAATTCGGCTACGAGGTCGAGCGGGAGAAGCGGTATCTTGTGAAGATTAAATCGACTGGCCAATGCTTAGGAAAATATTACATCAACAATGAGACATTATCTCCGAGATTCATCTACACAGGGAGAAATGCAGATGGATTTACCCGCAAAGAGCTTGAGGTAGCTGGGTTCGAATGGGTTTTTGATTGCGAAGGGATTGAGATTGAGGAGGTGGAAAAATGACAGTAGAACATTTTCTTAAATCTTTGTCAGACCTATTGTGGTCGTGTTTTTGGGCAGCAGTGATATATAACTTTTTAAACAAAAAGGAATGATTTGGAGACAACTAAATGACCGAGATTAAATTAATATTTTTTATCGCTTCCTGCGTGATCTCATTTTACGCAGGGGCGCACAGCAATAAGCCAATCATAGTCCAAAAAGGCCAAAACGACGGGAGATACTACGTTGTTGTGAGACACTACGGGCGCTATCTGGTCAATGAGGAGCGATATAAGAGCCTAAAGGTAGGCGATAACATGCCAGAGTTTTTGAAACGAAAGGAAAATTAAAATGAACTCAGATAAATTTTTAGATAAGTTTACTTACATAATCATGTGTGTCTTCGTGGCAGTGGTCTGCTTTGGTTTTTACAAGCAATACGAAGCGAATCAAAATTTAAATGACAAAGTGTTTAGGCTGGAACGGCAAAACGCTGAAATCACAGAGCAGGTAGACAAGCTCAATAAGACGATTGACGCAGAGATTGCTAAGAATTTAAAAGAAACAGCGGAGCGGAACAATGTTGGAGGATAAGATAGAGCAGTTAGAGCATGCGAAGAAATGCTATTTGAGAGATCTGGAGCCAGAGCGCATGGCGGTCGTGCAGAGGGATTTTGGGTTACAAGTAGCATCCAAGCGCAGGGATTGGTTGAAGAATCAAATTAAGAGATGTGATGAGGAGATTGAATGTCTGAAGAAAGAGTGATTCCGCTTTTGCCAGAGATTAACGAAAAAAGGACGATCAGGAAGGCAAAGGCTAAATTAAGAGAGTATCCGAAATGGCGTGAAATCGCCTGCGACGAAGCTATCCAAAAAGTAACGCAGGAATTTACTTTTGAAATCCGTGGAGCAAGCGGGCCTAATAGACCTATCGAAAATCTGGCTATTAGACGCGTAGACGCTCTGTCTGAGCTGGAAGAGATTGAGCAGGCAGTATCAAGGCTGTTTAATCCGACATACAGGTTCATCTTGTATTCTCGCTTTCTCAAAAACGTGTCTGATTCTGCGTATGTCATCTACACGGAATTAGGGATTGAGAAGACACGCTATCAAGAATTGCTAGAAGGAGCATTGCTGGCCTTCGCTTGGCAATACCGCGGTGCAGTACTGGTTTGCGAAAAGCGGTAAAAAAGCGGTAATTTTGCGGTAAAAGTGCGGTAATTGTTAGGCTGAAATAGTGATAAAATAGTAGTATCAAAGATTTGGCAAGAGGTCTTTGATGTTCTAATTCCTTTAAACTTCCGGGGAGAGAATAGTAGATTTTAACCTGATGCAATTTCAGACTCTCTCTTACATAACCGCAAACAATAAAATTTAGAAAATCGTACAGTATCGCGCCTCTGCGGTTAGGGCGCATTTTGGGAATAATGGTTAAGAGGTTTTAAGTCTCCTTATGTATTTTTTAATGTTCATGTTCGTGTTCATGGTTACCTCGCAAAAACCTTTTTCAAAAAATCTTTGCCTCTTCTGGTTCGATTCCAGGGATTCCCATTTGGTCGCTCGTGCGACTTTTTATTTTGTCTGAAAAGGTGGTGATGGAAAATCGCTAAATTAACTCTAAAACAACAAAGATTCGCTGACGAGTACATCATCAGCGGAAATGCAACGGTTGCTGCTACCCAGGCTGGCTATGCTAAGAGGTCGGCTGGCCAGATAGGTGAGCAGAACTTGAAAAAACTTGAAATTAAGAAATACATAGATGAGCGCTTGGCTCAGCTTGCGTCCGAGAAGATCGCGACTCAGGAAGAGGTCCTGAGTTATTTAACTTCTGTAATGCGTGGAGAAACGCAAGAACAGACCTTGATAAGCATCGGAGAGCTAGGACAAGAAATAACGGATATAGACGTAGGGGCTAAGGACAGGATTAAAGCTGCTGAACTTTTGGGTAAACGGCATAGGCTCTGGACTGATAAAGTAGAAGCTGACATTTCTGGAACGGTGGTGTTTGCGAATGAATCAGACATACCAGATTAAGCCAAATGATATTGTTGTAGATCTCCCCAAAATGGTTGGCAAAGGCTATGGCCGGTTCTGGCGCTCGCGTAATTTCTACCGCGTCGTAAAAGGGTCTCGTGGTTCGAAAAAATCAAAGACGACAGCGCTGAACTTTATAACGCGTATCTTGAAATATCCTTGGGCTAACTTGCTTGTAGTACGCAGGTACTCTAATACAAATAAGCAGTCGACTTATACAGATTTTAAGTGGGCCGCTAACCAGTTGAAGGTCGCTCATAAATTCAAATTCAACGAATCTTTGCCTGAAATAACAGTCAAAGAGACAGGGCAGAAGATACTATTTCGTGGTTTGGATGATGAATTGAAGATCACATCTATCACGGTAGATGTAGGAATACTCTGCTGGGCATGGTTTGAGGAAGCTTATCAAATCGAAAGTGAAGACAAGTTTAGTACGGTAGTTGAGTCTATCCGTGGTAGCTTGGACGCGCCTGACTTTTTTAAACAAATAACAGTCACGTTTAACCCGTGGAACGAAAGACACTGGCTCAAACGTGTCTTTTTTGACAAGGAGACGCAGAGAGCAGATACGCTATCGCTCACAACGACTTATAGATGCAACGAATGGTTAGACAAAGTCGATATCAAACGATATGAGGATTTGTACCAAACGAATCCTAGACGGGCTAGAATCGTCTGTGATGGTGAGTGGGGCGTGGCTGAGGGGCTTGTATTCGAGAATTACAGCGTTCTTGATTTTGATATACAAGACACAATAAAACGAGTAGGCGAAACTGCTGCAGGCCTTGACTTTGGTTTTACGCATGACCCAACTACTTTTCCTCGATTGGCTGTTGATCTGGATAAAAAAGAGTTGTGGATCTATGCAGAGCATTATGAGCACGCTATGACCACAGAAGATATTTACCAGATGATTGCTAAGAACGACATGCTAAACGCTGAAATTACAGCGGATAGTGCAGAACAGCGTTTGATAGCAGAGTTGAGGTCAAAAGGCGTCAGAAGGATACAAGCGTCAGTTAAAGGCAAAGGCTCAATCAATGCTGGCATAGACTTTATGAAGCAATTCAAAATCTATATCCACCCAACTTGCGAGAAGACGATAGAGGAATTTGATACTTATATCTACAAGCAAGATAAAGACGGCAATTGGTTGAACGATCCAATCGATGCGAATAACCACGTTATCGATGCAATCCGATATGCTTTAGAGAAATATCACATCGAAAGAAAATCAACACAAGACCGCATGAAGAATGCGTCTTATTACTTCAGGAGGTAAGATTGGAAGTTAAATTTTTAAGTGGCACACGTTTTGACAGTAGATCTACCG